CCGGCAGTTAAAGTTCCAACAGTAGGCGTTAATACAAAACCTGTGTAACTGTTGGCATAATTATGAAAACCTGACATGCTGCCAGCATTGCTACTGTCACAATAAGGCGCACTTAAAAAGGAAATGGCAGACAAAAACGGCCCTTGCAATTCTAATGTCATATTCCACCTGCCATTGGCATTGCCACCTGAGTGAGTAATTGCACTTAAGTTTGAATAACCGGCTGTGTTCGCTGTACCACTTGCAAAGTTTGCATAAAACAAGTTGCCATAAAAGCCAGCGTTGCCGTTTGTCCCTGTGTAATTAAATGAAAGAACTGAACTAGCAGTTCCAGTCCCACCGATGTATTGAACTTTGTAATTATCATAAGTAGTGCTAAAAGCATCAGTTACGGTGACAGATGAAACGCCACTACCTACGGTCTGTGACTTGACAAACACGAGCCCTGAGTTCGCAAGATAGGTGTTGGTGTCGGCAGCGGTCAGCACCTCACCCGTCGTAAAAGTCTTTATAGCCATATCAATATCCTAACTTGTTGTAGTCGAGTCTGCCGAAGGTTGCGTTGTCGAGTCTCAGGTATGCGTTCTGATCTGCACCAGATACATAATAAGTGAACCGCGCTGATTCGGGTGTGGCTGACATCGTGACACCTTCGATGATGCACACATAGTCAGTGCCTCGAAAGTTCACAGTGATTTGGCAGCCAGGGTATGCAGGGAGCTGTGCAGGGATTGTGGTGGTGCCAAAGCTCTGAGCGTTGTCTAGGCGATTAACTAGCTGGGCCTCAGCCAATGCTGATATTGAGCTGATAGCCAAGGCAGGGTCAGAGAAGTTGGCAAGCAAATAGTTTGCATAGTCCGTGGCCTGTGATGTCGATGCATTCAGCGTGTTGACCTGGTAGGTGCGTAGAGGCTCTGGAGCCCCAGCCTTGGTGACAGTGACAGCTGCAAAGTCTTCAGGATCAACAGTGACCTGCGTGTAGTAGTTGTCAGCCAATGAGTCGAAGGTGATCTGGTCAAATATCTGCTTCTGGTTGCCCACTGTGGCCAGTGCAGGCGATGTGAAATAAAGCGATAGCTCATCAGTAAAGAAGGGCGAAACCATGTAGATGCCACGATTTGAGCCGTTGGCTGTTTCCTGAAGTCGTGCGTTGTAGGTAACACCGATGAGGGCGAGCCAGTCAGCAAATGTACCGGTGACATTGGTGTCAGCGCCTGGGGTGTCGTTTGGCCCGAACCACTGCATGAACACGCCAGTCCAGTCAGTCAGGTCTTGCATCTGGTATTGCAAGGTGCCTGTCAGTGGATAGTTAAGCCCCTGCATACGGCCCAATCTGGAGAACTCGCCTTCAAGGGTGATGGTCAGATAGTCAGCGACACCCACGCTTGATGAGTATGGGATTCCATAGTTGACAGCTACATCTGAAATGTAACCGCGATAGACAAGCTGTGAGTATGGGTCTGCTGTGGTCAGGTTGCGTACCAGCACTTCGGTGCCTGGCACTAGGCCAGTGATTGGGGTGGCGTAGCCGTTTGGGTAGCGCATGACGATAGTGCCGGTGGATGCCCTGATCTGTTGCAGCTGGGCTTGCACACCGCATGTGATGTTGATGCTTTGCACATTTGTCAAGGCAACCTCTGTGGCCCCTGACAGGTAGTACACGGCATAGTTCTGGATCGTCATTAGAAGGCGTTGCCTACGCGGATGGGGACTGAACCGTTCTGTCGCATGTATGTTCGCAATGCGGCCACCACAGCGTTCGGGTCGCCTCCGTTGACATGGATGGTCACATTGGTGCCACTGCCCATATCGCCCATCTTAGAAAGGGGGACAACCGCCTCTGGGCCGCGCTCACCGATAAGGGCCAGGGTAGGCGAACTGACGATTCCTCCAGCAGCAAGCATTGGGATGTTGGGCACCTCGAAACCTTTGCCTCCGAGACCTGGCACCCAATTAGGCACTGAGAACTTGAGCTTGCCGATTGTGTTGTTCCAGAGGGTAGCTATGCCGTTAAAGATGGCTTTGTACACGCCCATCACAAAGCTGAGGTATGTGGTGATTGCATCCATGCCACCTTTGATGCCTGTCTTGATGGCGCTAAACACTGCATCCACAATCTCGCGGAAAGCATCGAACTTCTTGTATGCGATGACTAGGCCCACAACTAAGGCAGCGATGGCGATGGCAAAGAGCACGACAGGGTTAGCGGCCATGACAGCGTTGAAGGCAAGCTGGATTGCTGCGAAGGCTTTGGTGGTGGCAGTCCAGACAGTCATGGCAGCGTTGACACCCACGATGGCTAAAGCTAGGCCACCGATAACACCGGCAATGATGACGAACACAGTTGAATGCTCAGAAGCCCAAGCGCCCATCTTGGTTAGGAATGGCAATACTGCCTCAATAGCTGGGAGCAGTGCAGCGCCGATTGACTCTTTGGTTTCAGCTAGTGCCACGCCTAGCCGTTTGAATTGTCCCTGTGCCGTGTTAGCAGCTGTGGTTGCAGCGCCTCCAGTGGTCTTAGCCATTGCTGCCATGACCTCATCAAAGCTGGCACCGTCCTTGATCATTTGGCGAAGCTCAGGCGACAGCTTGGCTAGGGCAGTCATGTTGCCGCCGTATGCCTTCTCAAGACTGGCAGTGACAGTAGCCAATGGCTTGCCTGTACTTGCCGCAATGTCCATAGCAGCGGTTGCTAGTTCCTGTGCCTTTGTGACTGATCCTGTTGCTTTGGAAAGTCGAGCCAGAACAGGCCTTAGCTCATCATCAGTTACGCCTAGCAACTTTCCTTGCGTACTAATCCAGTTCTCATTGGATTTGATTTGAGCGTCAGTGGCTCCAGTGGTTTTCTTTAGTGTGGATGCCAACAGTTGCTGTGCAGCGTCATCCTCCATCGCGCCCTTGGCAGCATCAAACAATGCGACACCTAAACCTGCTACGGCAATACCGGCAGGCACCGCTGCCTTCTTGATGGCGAACTGTGCCTTCTGGCCAGTGGTCTCAAGCTGTTTGAATTGGGCGACAGCCTTAGAAATGCCTTTGCCATCAAACTCGCTGATAATTGGGATAGTAATGGCCATTAGATTCTCCCGTTGTTGCCTGTCATCTTCATAACACGATTAACTAGATCACGCACTTGGTTGTCCACCTCAGTCTCTTGTGCTGCGTATGCTCGCCAAATAACTCGAGATGGTGGCCCAAAGCGCGCTTGCAAAGCCTGAGATAATGTGCCTTTTCGCGCCATGTCGAACAGGGTAGCCTGCGGCCCACCCCACCTGATGCCAAAGGTTGCGAGGTTCTGGCGGAAGCCTCCAGGTGCATCACGCACCTTCTTGCCACTGGTGAAAGCCTTCAGATTCTTGTTGACCTTTTTTGCATCCCAAGCCATGAGCTCAGCGCCACTCTTTCCAGTCCACGAACGAGCCATACCCGATACCGGTGCATCATCTGGAATGTTCTGGCGAGCCTGAACCAGTACAGGATCAACGATTGCTTTGTACTCAGTGGTGATAGACCTGCGAAGCTTTTTGTCGATTTTGTTCAGCTCAGCAAGCGCTTCCTTCAGGCCAACGACCTCAATAGGGCCAAGCTCACTTGTCACTTGCGCCTACTTTTGTTGATCACATCAATCACTGTGTTCATGTCTTGTATCTCGAATGGTATTTGTGGAGGCCACCACCCTGTCTCAACCAGCAGTTCTGCTAGTGATCGAGAGTAGGTGCCCCCTCGGTGGGGTTTGTTTCGTCATCCGATACAACTTCAATATTGACCAGGCGCTTCACATAGTCATCAAAGACTGCCGGCACTGTAATGCCGTGTACCTTGCAAGCCTCAAATGCCATAAATGCCAAGTCCTCGAGACCTACGCCAGAGGCAAGGTTGGAAGCTTTCTGTTTGAACTTTCGTTCCCAGGCAATGATGACATACAGGTTCGTTTTGACTTCGTATGTGGTCTGGTCTGTTGTGACTTTGAGCGTTAGTTGCATTGTGTGTTTCTTTGTTTATGGTGCGGTAATGTCGCGGACCCAGGTGCCGCCTGTGAAGGAAGCCTCTACGGTTGCGAGCTCGCCAACTGTGGAGTTGATTGGCGTGAAGGATGCCAGCATGCAGTTAGTGATCACATACTCTGGGTTGCTGGCTGACTCGGTTGCGCCTGATGGCGAGATGGTCAGCACTGTGGAGCCAGTGCCTACGCATGAGGCAAGGATGGCCTCAACCTCGGTAGCGCCGTAGCTGAGGAAGAAGGTGATGCTTACCTCTACTGATTGAAGGCCTCCAACGAAGCGGTGGCCGGTATCCCCGAAGGCAGTTGACTCAAGAGCATCCTGGCCAATTGTGATGGAACAAGCGTTGGCCTGATCGCTCAAATCCGTGGTGGTGGCACCCTGTGTGATTCCGATAGTTGCGTTGGATAGGAATGTTGTTGTTGCCATTGGTGGCTCCTTTTTCTAGTTACGCCGTACTGCTACGGCAACAGTCATGTCATAGCAAGGAAGCATCTGCTCGCCGTATGAAGCGAGAGATGGCCTTCCATCCACTATGGCGATTGATGAGTTCATGATGGTGTCCACTGTCGTGATTAAGTAGTCCCCAGAATCTTGGTTCCCAGGGGGGCCAGCTAATACACGAATGACAAGTCTGATGTCGCCCACATTGTAAGTAAAGACATCCAGCGTTGGCAGCTCGATCATGACGGACAAAGGGCGAGCGTTGCGCGGATCAGTAACTGGCTTGAGGCCTAGAGCTGTAAGTGCTGTCTTGGTGGCGTTGACTGCTTCGTAAAGAATGCCCGTTGCAGCCATTACGCAACCTGCGGTCTTCCGCAACCGAGCAGCTGCATAATCTGACCAAGGGACATGGTTGGTGTGCCCATGCCCATGGAATCAAAAGAGGCGTATCCATCCACAGCGCCACGGGAGCGATATTGCATTGCTGCATACATTACTGTCCCCAATTTCGCCGCCCCGTCTGGAGAGCTCGAGAGGCTGTCTGTGTAACCTGCCTCCCTACGCTTCCTAAATGCCCACGAGTTAGCGGCAGAAACGCATACAGCGATGAATGCGGTGTCATTGGCGGTGGCGACCTCGATGCCAAGCCAGCTGGTTACATCCGCACTTGTAATCCAGCTTGGGCTGGGCGTGAAGGTCACAGTGCCAGTTGCGATGCTTCGATCTAGGTCGTCACCTTCACTGGCGTAGATGAACTGGTTTTCAATGATTACCGAGTAGTCAAAGAGAAGGTCGCCCTCATCAGAAACGCCTATGAACTCGTAAGGCTCGGTAGAGATGACAGTGTAGGTGCCGTTAAAGCCATGAGATGCTCCTGCCACCACTACCGAATCTTGAGGTTGGATGTCTGTGTCAACGAAAGTCTGCAACACGGCATAGTTCTCTAACCGCGTATGAAATGCGAGGTTGAAGGTGGCCATGGTGTTGCAGTCTTTCTAGATCGTCTTT